TTATCAATGACTTCTACTTGTGGAGAAAAATAATGATAAATCATTTTAATCATATTTGCATCCGTAATTTGCGCATTTTTTTGCTCCGAATTTTTATATAATGAGGATATTTCATCTATCTCATATTCATCAATATCATTTTCATCCTCTAACATAGTTATAGTTTCATTTGTAATACTTATATGATTTTCCCAAAAAGCCAAAAAAGAACTCACACTAGGCAAATATTTGCTTGTAATATGAGTAAAAAGGATATTTCCGTTTTCTAAAGTATGTTCTAATTTATTCATAAAAATAGTTTGTAATTGATTAGAATAAACCATATTTGGTATATTTATTCCAGTAAGATATAACTTCCATATATAATGCATATTTTTCCAGGTAATATTTGAATTTGTCTCTGTGGTCACCTTTTCAATACACTGGGTTATAAAATGTTCAACCACATTTTCTAATGTATGTTCGACAAAATAAAATACATAATCCTTGACCGTTTCTTCGGCCTTTATTTTTAAATAATTATCAGAGTTTCCATATTGTTCTGAATAATGAGCGGCAACACAAAGCAAATCTATACCAATATTATTTAATATATTTTTTATAATTTCGTGTGATAACGTATTCGCGGATTCATTTGTTTTTATTAAACGATATGACGGTAATTTATGACTATCGTGATATTTTGTTATAAAATTATTCATTATAGAATTACCTGTAGTAATATATCCAATTGAATCAATCATTGTAACTAGTTTTTTTAAATTTGAACTAACAAAATATAACAAGTTTTCCGTATTTTTTTTTAATAGACAGTCACCAATAACTGTTAAAAAATATTTTGTTTCTGCTTTTGTTTGAAATAATGTTTGTAAAAACCCTAACACGTTTTGAATAGTATATGTTTCGGGAGTTGACTTTAATAAACATCTGTCTTTTATTTTTTTTATTATATTTTGTTTCGTTTTATGCTTCCATTGAACTAACTTACCTTCATCTGTAATAGTTGAAAGTAAATGATGATGAATATCATCGTCTTTAATAATTTTATATGTTTTCCCATCGTATTCATAATAAATATTATTATAAGGCATATAAAAATACTGATGTTTTGATAAAAAAACTTTATGAAAATTTGTTTGTTCTAATGTTAGTTCGTTAAACCTAGAAATGCGCTCATCATATCTTTTATGCTCTTGTTCTAACATAATTGGTAAATTTAATAAATGACTTTCTAACCGATGTGTCATATAACTATTTTCTTTATATTTTGCAAATAATTCATTTATGGTCACGGATATTTGTTCTAATTTATTTTGTTCCATTTATAATACTTTTTTAGTAGTCTTTAAGTCACTTTCATTAAATAACTTATTTACAAGTTATAATATTATTTTTTATAACTTGTAAATATATGAAGAAGACACATAAACGATTTATTAATATAAGATATTTACCTAAAAAACTTACAGCAAAAGATAGAAAAAAACAAAGGAATATGCTTTTGAAATCTAGAAGACTTTATAAACAAAACCAATATTATACTAGAAAACCTGTAAAGTCATTTTCTAATAAAACATCCAAACATATTATAAAAGCCAGACAAATATATAATGTTGAAACCATAGGAGCTACTACCGAGTTATCTAAGAAATCTGGATGCTCCAAGACCGCTCTAAAAAAAATAATAAATAAAGGCGCAGGAGCTTATTATTCGTCTGGGTCTAGACCTAATCAAACCGCACAATCGTGGGGAGTAGCGCGTTTAGCAAGTGCGTTAACATCTGGAAAAGCAGGAGCCATAGATTATACTATTTTAAATAATGGGTGCAAACGTGGTTCCAAGGGATATAAAATGGCACAATTAGCACGTAAAAAATATGGAAGTGGAAAACGAAAAGTTCCTAAAGTAAGAATTATTTAAAATAACAATTATTAATTATTATTTTTAAATTAATTAGTATTTAAAGATTTGCGTTTAAAATCAAATATAATGTCACACTTTATTCAAAAAAACGTATCCACCAATGGTAATGTATTAACTATTAAGACGGTCCAGATTGCTCCATTTCGCACCTTAATGACCGCACTAAAAGATATTCTTTTAGAATCTAATATTTCTTTTCAGCCCGATGGAATTAGAATTATTAATATGGACAAGTCTCATACCATTTTAGTTCATCTTTTTTTACCAGCGACTAAATTTGAATTTTATGAATGTAATAAAGAAAAAATTATTATTGGCGTGAATATGTTTCATTTATTTAAATTAATTAACTCTATTGATAATGATGATACATTAACTATTTATATTGAAAATGCGGATTACTTTGATGGAATTGTTTCTCATCTAGCCCTTAAATTTGAAAATGGAGATATTAAGCAATGTAAAACGCAAAAACTTAAATTGATTGAACCTGAACAAGATGAACTTGAAGTACCAGAAGTCAAATTTTCGTCTATTATTAATCTTCCTTCACAAGATTTTCAAAAGATTATTCGTGATTTATCGTGTATTTCTGATAAATTAGAAATTAAGTCTGTTGGAAATGAACTTATTTTTAAATGCCAAGGTCAATTTGCTTCGGCTGAAATTCATCGAGCAGAAACCGACGGTTCAATGGAATTTACAATGAAACCAGAATTATCCAAAATTATACAAGGTGAATTTTCATTAAAGAACTTGGGTTATTTTATTAAATGTACTAATTTGTGTAATCAAATTGAAATTTATTTAGAAAACGATTTACCGCTTATTGTTAAATATGATGTGGCTAGTTTAGGTTGGATACGGTTGGCACTTGTTCCTTTACCTTCAGTGTAAAATAATTATAAATTATAAAATTAGTATATATAATAAATATAGTCAAGACCTAACAAAATGGGAACTTGTTGATAGAGTAGGAAATTTGTTTAATCGTCTTATATTATTTAATGCACATAGGTATCATATGTCCCAAGATTATTTTGGAGATACAAAAGAAAATGGAAGATTATTTCAAGTTTTCTTTTTTTCAACGGAAAAATAATTACAAATTATTTTATATATTTGTTTGTGATTATTTATTGTTTCCAATCAAATTTATTACTTATTTATAAGAATTAAAAAAGTCGGTATTTTCTTTTACAGGGTTGTACATAAACACATCCATAAACTTTTGCATAACCTTTTCAGGTGTATATTCTTTATAAGCATTCCAATCATCATTTGAATTAATAATTGTTCTAATATTTTTAAATATTTCTATTAAACTATCCTCTGTGTCGTAAATAATTCCTTTTGAACCTAACAATTCAATATGAGCATTATCAAAATTAGAAACACTAGTAATTACTGGTTTATTTAATGAAGAAAATTCAGCAATTTGGATAATGCGAGTAGTCATAGAAATCCAAAAGTAAAAGAGGTAATAAATAAAGACAACCATTTATTATATGCTGTTCCTTATCAACATTTTACTAATTCCATAGAAAATTACTTTAGTATGTTGAAATCACGATTACAAAAATTAGACGGTTTAACTCACGCAGAATTGAAGGAAAATATAACTAAAACAATACAAAATATTCCAAAAGATAAATACAGAAACATAATTAAGGGTGCTTACGAAAGACCAGAAAAATATGTATCCAAGCAAAACAATACACGAAAAATCAAGAAGAATTATTTATGAGTTCTCATATAAAATGGGCGTTTTAAATGAGAAAAGGTGTAAAACACTTAACCATTTTTTAAATCTATTTTCCCATGAACATTGTTCCGCGTATATTCTCCCATTTTTTCTTAATAGTTGCTTTTGTTCTTCTGTCAAACTAACAATAGTGTCTATTTCTGTTCCAGATTGAACTTGTAATCCAAATGTATCCATTGTATCTACAAGTCCAGCTACTGGATAATATAAACAAATGACTTCCGACATTAACATTTCTAATGCGGTTATACACGATGTTTCAGACCAATGTGTTGGATATAACCAATATTCAGAAGAAGCCATTTCATTATATAATTGTTCTGTATTTAACTTACCCAAGTATTGAATACTACTATTATTATTAATAATATTTTTAAGAATTATTCCCTCCTCATTTGTTGGAAATTCTCCATAAAATGAAATAACCAGTGTTGCTCCTGGTATTTTTTCCAAAATTTCAGGCCATAATTGTAATAAAATATTTAATCCTCTGTCAGGTCTTGATGAATAAATAAACTTGTTTTTTATTTTGTTGTTAGTTTCAACATTAGAAAAACTGTTAATATCAATTCCATTATTAATTAATGTTATTTTATCTTTTAGTTGAGGGTATTTATTAACAAATTCGTTTTTATGCCATTCTGTTAAACATATACATCCATCAATATAATTATTCCATTTTTTTAAAATAGATGTTTGATTTAAGTTGCAACCATAAGGCAATAATGACACATCGTGTGCCCAAATAAACGATTGATAAAAAGAACACCCTTTAAACATCTCATAAAATGCAATATATCTTGATACTATTAGTGTATGAAATGGAATGGAATTTATTAAATTTGTTAGTTCATTTAAATTTATATATTGAATATTATCAATAGTTTCAAATTTTACGCCTCCACTAATATAAATATTATACTCTTTTGGAAAACATTGTGATATATATATAACTGCTTTTTCAGAACCACCTAGTGCATTATTTTGCATGTAACTATAGTTCCAATCAATATTTGAAAACCCTGTATAAATTAATATATTTTTTGACCTAGAACATTCCTCTTTTGAAAAGGATTGAGGTTTTGAAGTTACTTCTTTAATAATATAATCATTAAAAATTATTCCAGCATTTTTATATACTGGATTTGATAAGAAATCAAATTGTTGTAAATCAAACCCATTTTGATAAACAAACTTTATATAATTATTTGCTAATGGGATAAATTCTGTATTTTCTTTTGGAACGTGTTGTAAGAAGAATTGTAAATTAAATAAAAAATGTTTAATAAATAAAAAATGTTTAACATACCACTCGGTGAAAATTGTTGGTTTTTTAGTAAATAAAATTTCATACATCTTTAAAACACATTTAAAATCCTGTACCTTATTTGCAATTAAAATCATATAATAAGGAACATAAAAAGTATATATATTTGGTATTGTAAATAATTTACTTGATATATCAGTATGTAAGTATCTGTTCTCATAAAAATCTTTTACATTTAAATAATAATTATAAGCAACTCGATTCATATTATTACAACAATAGTGAACTAACAAATGGTATAAACATTCAACTCTTTCAGTATCATATTTAAATGATTGAACTAAATAAAAAAAACCTTTTTCACTTTGATTTAATTTTTTACACCTTTGCACATTTAAAATGCCGACTTTTAAATATTAATTTTTAAATATTAATTTTTAAATATATTAAATATTAATATTTAATATATTTAAAGAATTATTATTATTATTATTTAATAATATGAAAACACGTGTATTTGACTTGAATAAGTTTCTTAATGAAACACATTACATCAAATATCATAATTTGAAAAAATATATTGAACAACAAGGAGAAACAGTTGTTGAAATATGTAAACAATACGATGGTCATGAGGATGAATACACTAAATATATTGAATTTTTTATTAGTAATAATATTAAATTACGTGGTTATTTTCATGATATTAGTAGTTATGACGATTATGAATTACCATATGCTAGATTTACTTGGTTAAATTCGGAAAATTACTAAATGTGATAGATGTGATATAGAAGATAATGAAGTAACATATTTCAATATATGTGATAAGCATTTTTGTGTTGATTATATACATTATTCACGTGTCAGAGATTATTTGGAAAGAATGAAATAAAAAAAATATATTATTACTTGCCTTAAAAACGGCATTTTAAATGTGCAAAGGTGTAAAACATTCGAACAAATATAAACACGAAACATAGCTTTCTTGTGGCCATTGTTTTTCTTGACTAAGAGTTATCTGATACCATTTAATCGCATCTTCAATTCTATTGCAATCCTTATAACTATTTGCACAATAAAACGCGTAACGATGAAATAAATGGTCATTATTTTTAACAGCCAACGCATGTGCCTTTTCAAGAATTAACGCATCTTTTAAATACTTATCAGGGTCTAAACTTCTGTTACCAGTTCTTCCAGAAACTACGTAATAATCTCCATTAATTATACATTGGTTAGATGGACCCTCTTTACACGTTATAAATTCATGAATCACTGATAAAAATTCGAATTGTTTATAATTATTAATCATTAGCGTTCTAACATAACTTCTTCCTGAAGATGAACCAAATTTAAACAGATATTCGTCAAATAAACAATCAAGAGGTATATTAATATCCCCTTCTATTTCATCATCCGCATCAAATATCAATAATAAATTAGTTTTTTTATATGCTCTTTTTAATGCTAAAGTTCGGTTATGAGCAAAATCAACCCATTCATCTTGAAATAATTCTCCTTTTATTCCTTTTTTTTCAAAAAAATTTTGAATAATTTTTTGGGTATTATCTGTTGAACCTGTATCACATATAACCCAATAATCAAAATGTATTTTGTTACACAGTTTTTCTAATGTGCGCTCAATAATATGTGATTCATTTTTAACAATCATATTTAAACACAATGTTGCTTTTTTTTCCGTTATAATAAAATCCATATAATAAAAAATGTATTATACTTTTAAATGGAAATTTAAAATATATATTTAATTGAA